AGAAGGAAGCCCCCCACCAAGGAGACGCAAGCGCCATGATGGTGGGGCAGCCGGCTGGCCACGGCCGAGGACTTCCACCGGGTGTTCGCTGGCGGCTCGTGGACGAAGGCCCGGCCGAGCGAGCCCGAGGCCTACCCCTACGGCCGGTAGTTCTAACATGGGGCTTGCAATCGAGCAGGCCCCATGTTATTCTCTCTACATGACCTACGGAGACCTCACCCCCGGCGCCACCATCAAGGACCCCTACCACGGCGCTCTCACCTTCCACTCCGTGCGCCGCGCCAACGTCGGTGACGGCCTCTTCACCTACATCTTCGAGGGCGGCAAGCGCCTCGACCGCTACCCCGACATGGAGGTCACCCCCGCATGAGCAACCTTCCCCCCATGCTTCGAGGCCGCTGGGATGGCATCCGCCGGCCCGGCACCAAGTACCGCTCGACCATCGAGGCCCGCCGGGCGTTCAAGCTCCAGTGCTTGGAGGACCTCGCCGAGTCTCTGGACGACGGCCTCATCGGCGGCCGCGCCGGCGACTACGCCCTCACCGAGGAGCAGGCGGCCAGCGTGCGGCGCGAGCTGGCCAGAACCCTGCGCACGAGGGCGGCCCGCGGCGGCTACGTGCGCTGACGCCGAGCCGGCGCAAGGGGTACGGTGGGGCCGGACGCGGGAACCCCTCCCCTCTCCCCGGGGCTCGCCCGCTGGTCGGTTGCCTCCCCTGGCGCCCGGCTAGGCCTCGCCCAGGTCGACCGCACGACGGCATGGCCCCACCTTCCCCCACGGCCCCGACCCCGGCGCCCTGGAGGGGCCCCTGGGCGAGGCTCTCCGGGGCCATCGGTAGGGTGGCCGCATGACCAACGTCTGGCGTGCGCTCGCCCTCTCCGCCCTCCTCCTCGGCGCGGGGTGCGCCACTGCGGCCGATGACCCCCCGCCGTCGCCGGCGCCGATGACCGCAGCGCCGGCGACCGTGGCCCTCCGCTCGTGCGCCGAGACCTACCGCGAGGGCCAGCCCGTGAACGGCGTGGACGACCTTCAGCGCCCGTGCCACAACCCGCTGACGGGTCTGGACGAGATCAACGGGGCCACCGCCAAGGTGTGCCCCGATGGCCGCATGCTCGTGCACTCGAACAACGGGTGGGCGTTCGTGGGCGAGGGCCTCCACCTCTATCCGGCCGGCGCCGAGCTGGTCCCCCCTCGGGCCGTCTATGACCCCTGCTACGGGCGGGGCTGACCGCACTACGGTGGGCGCATGGACATCACCGAGGCCGAGATCGCCCACCGACTGACCAACCAGCCCCCGCGGACGCCCGGCATCCACTCCGCCCTCGATGACCTCACCGAGGCGGCCATCGCCTACGGCCGGGCCCTGGCTCACATCCTCCCCCCGGGCCGCGACAAGAGCCTGGCCGTGACGCACCTGGAGGACTCGCTCGCCCGAGCCAAGAAGGCCGTGGCGCTCGACCAGGGTGGGGTCGATCCGGCGGCCGGCGAGTGAACCCCCGGCGCTATCCGGCCACGCTCGTGCGTGTGGTCGACGGTGACACGGTCGACCTGGACGTCGACCTGGGCTTCAGGGTCTGGGCGCGCCAGCGGTTCCGTCTCGTGGGGATCAACTGCCCCGAGGCCACGGCCCCGGGTGGGTCTGAGGCCACGGCCTTCACGAAGGCGTGGCTGGCCGAGCACGTCGAGATCGAGGTCGAGAGCCAGCGGGAGGACGTCTACGCCCGGTGGCTGGGCGTGATCTGGGCGGGCGAGGAGACCCTGAACAACGCCCTGGTGGTCTCGAAGCACGCCGAGCCGCACGTCTACCGGTAGGCCCATAGGGGTTCATGCAGGCCACAGGGGGCTCATGAGCGCCCCCCGCGATGTACGCTCCACCCATGGCGTCAATCCTCGTGTCGGAGTTCAAGACCTCACGAGGAGCGACGACCAACGGCCAGAAGGCCCGCCGGCGCGACCCTGTGCTCGCGACCGTGGGCCGCTGGCTCGGCCACCACGCCCCCCGCTGGGCGCAGGTGCGCACGGCCGCCTACACGTGGCCGAGTGCTGGCCTGGCCACGTGGGCCGCCTGGACCACCGACGCCCGTCTGGGGGCGCTCGCCGGCGCTGCCAGCCTGCTCGTGCTGGAGTACCTCGGCCGAGGTGAGGCCGACCAGTGAGGAGCCCCCTGGGCTCTCTGTTCAACCGGGCACCGGTCCCGTACGTCGGGCGCGCCAGCTCGATCGCCTTGCCGTTCACCCAGCGCAACGACGCCGAACAGCAGATGAAGGCCATGGGCTCGGTGGGGACCCTGTTCGCCATCATCACCGCGCTGGCCAACAACACGAGCCGCGTGGAGTGGAAGCTCTACCGCACGGCGGCCAGCGGCAAGCCCGAGGATCGGGCAGAGGTGGCACGGCACGCGGCGCTCGACGTGTGGAACAAGCCAAACCCCTTCATGCCGCGCCAGGAGTTCACCGAGACCGTCCAGCAACACGTCGACCTGACGGGCGAGGGCTGGTGGGTGATCGCCCGCAACCCGGCCAGTCCGCTCCCCCTGGAGATCTGGCCCGTTCGCCCGGACCGCATCACGCCGGTGCCGGACCCCGTGGACTTCATCCGCGGGTACGTCTACACGACGCCCGACGGCGGCCTGGTCCCCCTGGAGACCCGCGACGTCATCCAGCTGAGGATGCCGAACCCCCTGGACCCCTACCGGGGGATGGGGCCTGTGCAAGCGGTGCTCGTGGACCTTGATGCGACAAGGTACACGAGTGAATGGAATAGGAACTTCTTCCTTAACTCCTCAGAGCCGGGCGGCATCATCGAGGTTGACAAGCGCCTGAGCGATGCGGAGTTCGACGAGCTACGCGAACGGTGGGCCGAGCAGCACCGCGGCGTGGCGGCCGCCCACCGCGTGGCGCTCATCGAGTCCGGCATGAAGTGGGTCGAGCGGGGCTTCAGCCAGCGGGATATGCAGTTCGCAGAGCTGCGTAGCGTGTCCAGGGATGTCATCCGCGAGGCCTTCGGTATCCCCAAGTTCGCCGTGGGGGATGTGGATGACGTCAACCGGGCGACGGCCGAGGCCTCCCGCGCCTGGTTCGCCGAGAGCCTGCTCGTGCCCCGCCTGGAGCGCATCAAGGGCGCCCTGAACGAGGAGTTCCTGCCGCTCTACGGGCCCGGCGCCGCCGGCCTGGAGTTCGACTACGTGGACCCCGTGCCCGCCAACAGGGAGGCGGACAACGCCGAGCTGACGGCGCGGGCCAACGCCGCCAAGACCCTGGTCGACGCCGGCTTCGAGCCGGCCGCCGTGCTCGAAGCGGTGGGCCTGCCCGAGATCACGCACCTGGGCTCCGTCACCACGAGCACCCCCGAGGCTCCGGCCGCCGATCCTGGCGCCGACATGCGGGCCCTGGTCGAGACCGTCCAGAAGGTCTACCTCGGAGTGGGAACCGTTCTCACGTGGGAAGAGGCTCGGGCCATGCTCGTGGAAGCGGGCGCCGACATCGACCCCAACGCCCCGCCCCCGCCCGGCGCGCCCGGCGCCGTCTCGTCCAACCAGACCCCTCCGCCCGAGCCCGCCGCGCCCGTCCTGCCACCCGGCGCAGAGCCGGCACCGGCCGAGGGCCCGGCGCTCGCACCGCCCGGCACCGTGCCCTCCCGACGTGCCCCCGCAGAGCCGGCGCCCCCCGGCGCCCTCGGCCACGTCCACATCGCCGGAGAGCTGACCGCCGGCGCCGACCTCGGGGCCATCATCCGCCACGTCCTGCGCGCCGAGGTGGAGGCCGACGCCGAGCCGACCCGCGAGGACTGGGAGGACCGCGTCGACGCCCTCGTGGCCCGCTGGTCCCGCGAGGTCACGGGCGCCCAGATCGACGAGCTTGTCGGTCAGATCGAGAGCGTGGTCGACGCCGCCCAGCCCGCGGCCCTGGCGGAGCTGACGGCCTCCAGCGACGTCGGGGCCGCGATGCTCGCCGACGCCATGTTCGAGCAGGCGGCCGCCGGCGCCCAGCGCATGGCAGAGCTGGCCGCCGAGCAGGGCCAGAGCATCGCCCCCGCCGTGCCCATCGAGCCCCCCGCCGACCGGGGCGCGCTCGTGCTCTACGGCGCCCTGCCCCGCCCGGCCCGGGTGCTGGCGGGTCTCGCCGAGGACCTGAGGGCCGCGGCCATGCTGACGGCCAAGAACCTGACGAACGCCTTCACCTCCTCGGCCGCGCGGGAGGCCCTGCGCGTCTGGTCACCGGGCGCCACGGGCCGAGAGGTCGCCCAGCGTGTGCGCTCGCACCTGGAGGGCCTGACCACGGCCACCCTGGGGTCGGAGCTGAGCGCCGCCATCTGGGCGGCCGAGAACGAGGGCCGCGCGGCGACCCTGGAGCAGGCGGAGGCCGACGGCGCGCCGGCCGGCTACTTCCTGGCGGATGAGGTGCGCGACAAGAACACCTGCGGGCCGTGCGCCGAGATCGACGGCCGACGGTTCGACACGTTGGCCGATGTCCAGGCCGAGTACCCGTTCGGGGGCTATCGGAAGTGCGAGGGGCGCGCACGTTGCCGCGGGACGTTCGTCCCGTACTGGGAGTAGAGGTGCTGTACCATTCACTGACAGTGCGGATGTTGCAAGGAGTGGGAACCGAACCATGAACCGTGACAAGATCCGTGCACGCCTGAAGACCATGGCCGCCGTCCGCAACGCCACGGCCCCTTCCTGGTACCGCATCCGCAACAGCGCCGGCACCGATGGACAGCCCGCCGAGGTCTTCATCTACGACGAGATCGGGTGGATTGGCCACACGGCGCAGGACTTCCTGGCCGAGCTGAAGTCCATCACGGCCCCCGCCATCACGCTCCGCATCAACTCCCCCGGTGGGGAGATCTTCGACGGCATCGCGATCTACAACACGCTCCGTAGCCACCCGGCGCACGTGACCGCCCACGTGGACAGCCTGGCCGCCAGCATCGCCAGCGTCATCGCCCAGGCCGCCGACGAGCGCGTCATGCAGCCGTTCAGCCAGATGATGATCCACGACGGCTCCGGCATGTGCGTGGGCGACGCCGGCGACATGCGCGAGATGGCGGACCTCCTCGACCGCCAGAGCGACAACATCGCCGCCATCTACGCCGAGCGGTGCGGGGGCGGCCAGAAGAGCTGGCGCAAGAAGATGGAGGCCGAGAGCTGGTACACCGCGGAGGAGGCCGTCGCCGATGGCCTCGCCGATCGAGTGGCCAAGCCCATCCGCCAGGAGCAGCCCCCCGAGGAGGAGGCCCCCCGCCTGGCAGCGAAGTGGGACCTGTCGATCTTCAGCTACGCCGGCCGCGAGAACGCCCCGGCCCCCGCCCTCGGCGCAGCGCCCGCCCTCACCGATTCGGGCGTCATGGCCGCGGCCCAGCCTCTCCCCGACGAGCTGGACGAGGTCTTCACCGGCAATCCCGCCGACGCCCCGGCCGACGACGCCCACGCAGCGCCCACGGGCCAGATGCGGCACTGCCCCGAGTGCGACCTCCTGGTCGCCGAGACCGCCATGGACGACCACCGCGCCCAGGAGCACGGCCGGGCGACCAACGTCCTGGCGGTCCTCGCAGAGCTGGAGCCCCCCACGGGCGGACTCGTGAAGGCGGCCCTGTTCGCCGGCGCCGTCGACCCCTTCGAGTTCGACGCCGAGGACTTCCGCGCCACGCTCCGCACGCTCGTGGACGACGCGCCCGCCGCCGAGCAGGCCACGGACCCCGTGAACCAGGACGGCACGATGACGTGCCCCGAGTGCGGAACCGAGATGCCCGAGGGCACCGAGGAGTGCCCCAACTGCGGCGCCGAGATGGAGACCGAGGGCACCGAGATCGAGATCGAGGTCACGCCGGGCGACATGCTCGCCGAGATGGTGGCGACCCTGGCCGCGGCCGCGCCGGCGCCGCCGGCCCCCGAGCCCGAGCCTGAGCCCGAGGTCGACCGCTCCCAGTGGAACGCCGCCCCCGAGCCGCTCCCCGAGCCCTCGCTCGCCGAGACGGTCGCCGAGACCCTGGCCTCGGTGGCCGCGGCAGCGCCGGCCGAGGTGGTCGAGCCGGCCCCCGAGCCCGAGCGCCCGGCCGCCCACTGGCGCGAGCCCGAGCCGGCCCCCGCCCAGACCGTCCCAACCAACGCCTGGGAGGACATCGGCGACGTCATCGCCGCCGCCATCCGCATCCAGGCCAACAAGGCCCCGGCGCCCGAGGGCGCACCGCCCGAGCCGGCGGCCGAGATCGAACCCCGTCCCGATCCGGTCCTGCTGACCAGGGCCATCCGCGAGGAGGCCCTCAGGTGAGAGACCACCGGTACCCCTATGCCCCGAGGAGGGCACTATGAGCATCAGCCCCACCCGCGGGCGTAGGAAGGCCACGAAGGGCCAGGCGGCGCGCCTGGAGGAGATGGGGCTCGACCCCGCCGACGTCGGCCGCATCTTCAACGGCCCGGCCACGGCCACGGCTCCCGCGGTCGCCCCCAAGCGCGTGCCGATCCCCAACACGCCGGCCCAGCTCGAAGCGATGCTGGAGGATCCGGACTCGATCCGCTCCCTGTTCGCCCACAAGGAGGACTTCGCGGAGTTCATCAGCCGGTACGCCCGGACGGTGCTCGACAAGGACCAGAGCATCGCCACCCAGGTGCGCGAGGAGACCCAGCGCGTCCTGGCCTCGTGGCTGAAGGAGCAGGTGCCCGAGGGCATCGGCCGTCCCGACATGCAGCTGGCCACCGGCATCGTGGCGCACCACCAGCCGGCCCGCTCGAACGGCCTCTACAACCCCCGGGCGATGGGCGCCCGCATCGATGCGGAGTTCGCCAATTCGGCCGACTACTTCCGCACGATCTGGCACAACACCCAGCACGACGCGCCGACCCAGGCGAAGCTGGGCCGCATCCGCAACGCCTTCAGCTCGACGGTTCCGAGCGAGGGCGGATTCCTCATCCCCGAGAACCTGAGGGCCGACCTCCTCTCCGTCGCCCTGGAGTCCGCCATCGTGCGGCCCCGGGCGCGGGTGATTCCCATGGAGTCGCTCCGGGTGCCGTTCCCGGCCATCGACGAGACGAGCCGCGTCTCCTCGATCTTCGGCGGCCTCGTGGGCTACTGGACGGAGGAGGGCGCCGCCCTCACCGACAGCTCCGCGACGTTCGGGCGCATCGTGCTCGACGCCAAGAAGCTGACGATGTACACCGAGGTCCCGAACGAGCTGATCAGTGACAGCGTGATCAGCTTCCAGGGCTTCATCGACCAGATGCTGCCCGAGGCCCTCGCGTTCTACGAGGACGACGCCTTCATCAATGGCAGTGGCGTGGGCGAGCCCCTGGGCTTCCTGAACGCCAACGCCGCCGTGTCGGTCACCAAGGAGACGGGCCAGGCCGCGAGCACCGTCGTCTGGGAGAACATCGTCAAGATGTACTCGCGGATGCTGCCCAGCTCCCTCGGCCGGGCCGTGTGGATCTGCTCCATCGACACCTTCCCCGAGCTGGCCACGATGGCGCTCAGCGTCGGCACGGGCGGCTCGGCCGTCTGGCTGAACAACGGCGCCGCCGGCCCGCCCATGACCATCCTGGGCCGCCCCGTGGTCTTCACCGAGAAGACCCCGACGGTGGGCACCGTGGGCGATATCAACTTCGTGGACCTGGGCTTCTACCTGGTCGGTGACCGTCAGGTCATGAGCGCGACCAGCTCGCCGCACTACAAGTTCGGCAACGACAAGACCGCCTATCGCGTCATCGAGCGCGTGGACGGCCGGGCGTGGATGAACAGCGCCATCACTCCGGCCAGCGGGTCCACCAACACGCTGAGCCCCTTCGTCAAGCTCGCTACGCGGGCGTAGCGGAACCGGCTTCGCTACACCTTCGTAGCGGTAGTCCTCGGGGTAGCCGGACGGTCCGGAGCCCCGTCACCAAGGGTCGGCAGTAACGCCCCGGCCCGGAAGGGATAGGCACAATGGAAGGCCTCGGTCGCCTCTTCGACATCTCCACCGGCTGCGTGCCGACGGATGCCGTCGCGGGCGCCATCACGGGCAAGCGCGTGAGCCTGAAGAATGCCGGGGGCGTCACCATCGTGGTGATCACCACCGGCACGTCCACCGACATCACCGACGTGGACCTTCAGCAGCACACCGCGGCCACCGGCGGCACCACCGCCGACCTGGACATCATCGACCACTACTACTACAAGACCGAGGCCACGCTCGACGGTGACGAGACGTGGACCAAGGGCACGCAGACGGCCGCGAGCGAGATCACGAACGTGGGCGCCGCGTCCGAGGAGCTGCTCCTCGTCATCGAGGTGGACGCCACGGAGCTGAGCGACGGCTACTACTACGTGTCGCTGGACATCCCCGATCTGGGGACCAACGCCACGCGGCACTGCGCCATCCTCTACCTGCTCCGCGACCTCGAAGTCATGCGGGCGCCGGCCAACCTCGCCGCCCCCCTGGCCTAGGAGGTCCTCACACCATGTCCACGATCATCCAGGGCAACCAGCTCCGGTCGCTTCTGCTGGGCTCCGGCCCGGTCAGCAAGGCCACGGGCACGCTGGCTGCCACCACCGTCCCCCTGTTCACCATCGCCGGCGGCCGCGTGCTCGTGACCGCCATGTGGGGCGTCGTGACGACGTCGATCACGGTGGCGAACAGCTACAAGCTTCAGCTGAACCCGACGACGGGCGACACGCAGGACCTCTGCGCGGCGACCGACATCGGGACCACGGACACGCTCGCGGGCGACGTCCTCCAGTTCGGGCTGGCCACCACCACGGCCCCGCCCAAGCTCATCAGCATCGGCTACGGGACGTGCATGCTCAACACGGCCCTGACCATCGGCCAGATCGAGCACGTCAGCGCCGGCACCGACGGGGCCATCACGTGGAACGTCATGTGGTGCCCGCTCGATGACGGCGCAACGCTGGTGGCGGCCTGAACCATGTCCACCCTCATCCCCAACAACCAGATACGGATGCTGACCCTCGGGTCACCTGTCGTGTCCAAGGCAACGGGGACGTTGGCGGCTTCCACGGTGGCGCTCTTCACCATCTCCGGGGGGCTGGTCGTCGTGACCAGCCTCATCGGGGTGGTGACGACGGCCATCACCGTCGCCAACTCCTACAAGCTTCAGAGCAACCCGACGACGGGCACCACCACGGACATCTGCGCGGCCACCGATCTGGGGACCGTCGACACGCCCGTGGGCGACATGCTCACGCCCGCCGGCGCCAGCGGCATCATCCGCGGGGGCGTCGCATCCATCGACATCGGGGCCGCCGTGGTGGCCCCGATCGGCCAGATCGAGCACGTCTCGACCGGCACCGACGGCGCCATCACGTGGTATTGCACCTGGTACCCGTACGACGGCACCGGCGCGCTGGTGGCCGCCTAGCCATGGCACCCCGCGCCTTCCAGTCGCCGGCCGATGTCCTGCGCCGTCTCGGGAAGCTGGGCCCCTACGTGGACCACCGCACCGAGGCGGGCGAGACCGAGCCGGAACCGACGGCGGAGGCCGCCGCGCCTGCCCCCAGGGTGGACGCGGCGGCCGTGCGCGCCTGGGCCAAGGGCGAGGGCATCCCCCTCCGCCCCAAGGGCCCGCTCCCGACCGACGTCATCGAGCAGTTCCGCGCCGCCCAGGCGGCCGAGGTCAACGCGTGAGCATCCAGACGACCGCCGTCAAGGCCGCGGCCGTCTCGGTGGGCACGAGTGCCACCCTGCTCGACCGCAACATCACGGGCACGCGCTCCCTGCTCGTCAAGAACAGCGGGGCCAACCCGATCTACATCGGCGGCTCCGACGTGACCACGGCCCAGGGCTTCCCCCTGGCGGTGGGCGAGTCCATCAGCATCGACGTCCCCTCGTGGGGCTCGGGCGTCTACGGCATCGTGGCCGCCGCCACCGAGACCGCCAACGTGCTCCAGGTGGGCCGCCAGAGCCCATGACCGCCCGCCTGTTCCTGTCCGGCTTCTCCGGCTCTCGCACCGTGGGCCGCGGCGGGGCGCGACTGGTGGACCTCACACCTAACGGCGTCGCCGCGGGCCCGCTCGTGTCGGACACGTTCACCCGAGCCAACGCCACGGGCATCGGCTCGGCCGAGACCGGCGAAGTCTGGGGCGGCTCGGCCGCGACGTGGCGCATCGTGTCGAACGCGGTTCGCATGACCGCGGCGCCGGCGCCCGGCTATGAGTTCATCTACGCCGATAGCGGCGCCACGAACGTGACCATCACCATGAAGGTCATCCCGTCCAACCTCTCGGGCAACGACGTAGGCATCGTGGGCCGTTGGACCGACAATCTGAACCACATCCTCTTCGACCTCACCAAGACCGGCGGGGGCTGGCTCTGTCGGGCCTTCGAGATGGTGGCAGGCGTCGGCTACACGGGCGTAACTACGCTCCAGAATCCGGTCGCTCAGCTGGTGAACAACTACGACCCGTTCTACGCCAAGATGACCGTCGTGGGCACCGCCGGCGAGGTCTTCCTCACCGACCAGGTGGACTTCAACACCTGGTACAGCCAAGGAACCTGGACCGTGAGCGCGGGCCTCACCGGCACCAACGCCGGCATCGCCGCCAACCAGTCCGACGCCGTCAGCTTCGACGACTTCCTGGTGGTGGCAGCCTGATGGCGAAGATCGGACGAGACGCGGGGCCCACGATCGACGGAGCCAGCACGGCGGCCGCCGGTCCGCTCTACCGCGGCCAGCGCCTCACCATCGTGGACGGCGCCATCACCTTCGAGCCCGACCTGCGCCTGGAGCGCGACACCAACGGGCGCCTGAAGGGCGTGGTCGACAACCTCCCCGGCTCGGGCGTGCCCGGACTCACCGAGGCCGAGCGCCTGATCTCCGCCCGCACGGCCATGGCCTCGGGCCTGCTCACGTGGCTGGCCATGGGCGACTCGATCACCCAGGGGTTCTACGCCACCACCTCAGACCTGAGGTACACGAAGCTGGCCGCCACGGCCCTCCAGACGGCCGCCGGCGACTCCGCGGCCGCCGGCTACCGGCCCAAGCACTCATCGCTCAGCTACGCCGCCACCTGGACGACCTCGGGAACCGTGACGGAGTTCGAGACCTCGGGCCTGGGGTATGGGGCCGTGGGCCCGGCCGCGAACGGCGGCTACATCGAGATCACCGAGACCTGCGACCGCTTCTGGGTGCTCTACACGGGTGGGGCCCTCATCGGGAAGTTCGGGGTACAGGTCGACGGCGGCGCATCCGTGAACGTGCCCAGCCTGGCGCCAGCGGCCGTCACGGGAGGCAACTTCTGGGACTCGGGTGCCCTGTCCGACGCCAGCCACGCGGTGCGCATCACAGCGACCGACGCCCTGTTCCCTCCGCGCATCGAGGGGATCCTGTTCTTCCGGGGCAACGGCAACACCTCGGGCAGCCAGGGCGCCCTGTCAGCGGCCAATGCCCGCACGGGCTCGGGCGTGCGGTGCATCAACGCCGGGCGGTTCGGCTCGAAGGCCGCCACGTTCGCCGTGTCCGGCGCGACGACCTGGTGGACGGACGCCCTGCCCACGCTCGCCCCCCGGCTCGTGACCATGGCCTTCGGAGCGAACGAGCACACGGCCGGCGACTCGCCTACGACCTTCCGGCGCAACCTGCTGACCGTGATGGATCGCATCGCCTACGTGTGCACCAACGCCAGCCTGCCCGTGCCCTCGTTCCTGCTGGAGATCCCCCACGGCATGGGCACGACGTCCACGAGCTTCGACGCCTACGCCGAGGCCATCCGCGCGGCGGCCGACGACCGGGGCGCGGCCGTCTTTGACTTCCGCGAGATCACTGGCTGGGTGGGTACGTCCACGGCGGACACGTACGGCATCACCTCCACCTCGGACCCCGACAATGCCCGCGTCCACCTGTCCGACCTCGGGCATCGGCTCCTCGGCCAGTTGCTCGCCGACTACATCCTCCGTGCCATCGGTGGCACACGAGTCTGAAGGGAACACGCACCATGGCCAAGATCACCGTCCACGGCGGCGCCAGCGACCGCCACGCCCCCGCACCGCCCGAGCCCCGGGCCGGCTCCACCATCGAGCCCGAGGACGAGCCCCAGGAGGCCCCCACGCCCGCTCCGGAGCCCCCGGCGCCCGAGCCCGCCCCCGAGCCGGCGCCGGCGCCTGAGCCCGCCCCCGAGCCCGCGTCCGAGGCCCCCACGCCTGCCAGCCGGCCGACGCCCAGCGCGTCGAAGGCCGAGTGGGTCAACTACGCCGCGTCGGTCACTGGCGACGACCCCGCGGCCGTGGCCGAGGCCTACACGAAGGCCGAGCTGGTCGAGCAGTTCGGGGCCGAGGCCTCCGACTGATGGCGGCGCTCCGGCCCGGCTTCGACGCCCTCTACGGCATCTCCCTGGGGTGGCACTCGGGGTACTCGACCATCCAGAAGCACGGCCGTAACCCGGACGTGGACGCCACGGCCGCGGTGGAGGACATCTGGGCGGGGGGCGGCTCCTACACGGGCTTCCCGACAGGAGCGGCCGAGACCCTGACCATCGTCTCGTCGAGCGCCAACGACGCCGCCGCCGGCACCGGCCTACGCACGCTCTACCTGGACGGCCTGGACGCCAACGGCGCCGCCCAGACAGAGACGGTGACCATGAACGGGCTCACCGAAGTGGTGACGTCGACCACCTGGACGCGGGTGAACCAGGCCATCGGGCTGACGGCCGGCTCGGGCGGCACCAACGCCGGCACCATCACCATCAAGCACACGACGACCACGGCCAATGTCTTCGCCTCGCTCATCGCTGGGTGGAGCCGCTCTACGGCGGCCATCTACACCGTGCCCGCCAACGCCACGGGCTTGCTGCTCGGCGCTCAGGTGGGGGCCTCCAACAACGCCGTCGCCGCCGCGGAGATGACGGTGGTTCTCCGCTCGCGCCTCTACGGCTCGGGCATCTGGCTCCGCTCCTTCGCCACCACGGTGGCCACTGGCAACCCCGTCACCGTGATCAGCACGGCCGGTACGCCGGTGCCCGCCCGGACGGACATCGCCGTCCAGGTCATCGCAGCCACGGCCGACAACCTCGCCGTGACATGCACCTTCCAATTGATACTCGTCCCGTCCTGAAAGGGGAACACCCATGGCCCTCATGGTCTGCGAGAAGTGCACGACGCGGTACTCCGTGGGGGCGCCCGCCTGTCCGCAGTGCGGCGCCACCGATGCCCACGAGGAGGGCGCCGAGCAGGAGCCGGCCCCGGCCAAGAAGGCCGCGGCGCGCAAGGCGGCCGACTGATGGCCTGGCAGCAGCTGATCGACATCGCCCAGGAGGCGGCCGCCGAGAAGGAGTTCGAGCGGCGCCTCGGCCACCAGGCCTGCCCGAACGACGGGGAGCCGCTGGAACTGGGCCCCGATGGGGTCCTGTTCTGCCGCTTCGACGGCTGGCGCGACGAGGGCTGACCGATGCCGAAGATGCCCCCCATCGACGTGGAGGCCCTGGTCGGTCAGGGCGCCCTGGAGGCCACGGTCCGCGGCCGAGTGACCAACGCCCGACGAGAGGGCCGGGCGGCCGACGTCATCGAGGAGGTGGCGACGCCCATCTGCCAGATCGTTGACGTCTGGATGCGCGACCCCGCCAAGGTGGCCGATGCCGACCGGCTCATGGCTGACGCCTACCACGCAGGGGTGACGCCCACCCAGCTGGCGTTGGGCATGGAGCCCGTGTGGAAGGGGAAGCCCCCCAAGCCGACGCCGGCGCCGATCGTGCGCAACCCCGACGTCCCAGTCCACAAGTAGTGGCCACTCCGTGAGAGAATCGCTTCCGTGAGTATCACGGGCCCCACCTACTGCACCAGGGAAGAGGTGAAGGCGGCCCTCGACGTGCTCGAATCTGCCCGAGCCAACGCCCGGGTGGATCGGGCGATCGAGTCCGCCCGTGACGCGGTGGACGGCCTGACCCGCCGGCGCTTCAGCCCCCAGATAGCCACCCGCTACTTCTCGTGGCCCTCTGAGGCATTCCCGACGCCCTGGCGCATCTGGCTCGACGGCGCCGAGCTGATCAGCGTGACCACGCTCATCGCCGGCGGCCTCACGATCTCGTCCGCTGACTACTTTCTGGAGCCAGCCAACTACGGGCCCCCGTACACCTCGATTGAGACCGACCTGGACAGCTCGTCCTCGTTCGGCTCCTCCGGCTCGCACCAGCGGGCCATCTCCGTGCTGGGCCTCTTCGGCTACCGCGACGATGCCCAGACGGTCGGCACGCTCTCGGGCTCCCTGACCGCCAGCACCTCGACCTCGCCCTCGATCACCTGGACCGCCCTGGCCGATGTGGGCATCGGCTCCCTCCTCCGGGTGGACGACGAGCGCATGATCGTGACCGGCCGCTCGATGGTCGACACCACCCAGAACGTGGGCGGCGCGGGCCTCACGGCCAGCAACGCCGACGTCGCCCTCACCGTCTCCGACGGCACCGCCTTTAGCATCGACGAGCCCCTCCTCATCGAGTCCGAGCGGATGCGCGTAGTGGACATCGCCGGCAACGTCCTGACCGTCAAGCGGGCCCAGGACGGGAGCGTGCTGGCCACGCACGCCGCGGGCGTGGACGTCTACGCCCTGACGGGCGTCACCGTCACGCGCGCCGCCCAGGGCTCGACCCTGGCCGCTCACAACTCCGCGGCCACCGTGACCCGCCACGTGCCCCCGGCGCTCGTGCGCGACCTCTCCCTGGCCTACTCCATCAACGAGCTTCTCCAGGAGTCCGCCGGCTACGCCCGAGTGGCTGGCTCGGGCGACCACCAGCGCGAGCTATCGGGCCGGGGCATCTCGACCATCGAGGCCGAGGTCCTGGAGCGGCACGGGCGCCAGATCCTGACGCGGAGCGTGTGACGTGCCCAGCTACGGCCCGAACGTCTCCGGGGACTACACGATCCACGTCTCGGGCCCGCTCTTCGACGGCTCGATTCACGCCCAGATGCGCAAGGCCATCCGCGCCATCGAGGAGGAGATCGGCGACATGGCGGTGGAGGTGGTGCGCGACAAGCTCGACGGCTCTCTGCGCAACCCCACGGGCTACTACCGGAGCCGGGTGACGAAGGAACGCCAGGGCGACGAGATGACCATCACCGACGGCAAGGTCGTCTACGGGCCGTGGCTGGAGGGCGTGGGGAGTCGCAACCAGACCACCAACTTCAAGGGCTACCACTCCTTCGAGCGGGCCTCGAAGGAGGTCGACGGCAAGGTGCCGGATGTCGTTGACCGGATGCTGGAGAGGTACCTGATTTGACCTTCTCCCCCTCCCTGCCCAACACGCTGACCGAGGCCCTCCGATCGCACGCCCTCACCCTGGGCGTGTTCGAGGCCGTCAACGGGCACGAGCCCGTGGGCGCCCCGACGGTCACGGGCCTGACCGCGGCCATCTGGCTCCAGAGCATCGAGCCGGCGCCCCGCGGCTCGGGCCTGTCCATCACCTCGGGCGTGTTCACGTACAACGTCCGCGGGTACTCGCGCATGGTCATGGAGCCGCTCGACGCCATCGACCCCAACCTGACCGCGGCCATGGGCCTGCTCTACGCCGCGTACTCCGGCGACTTCCAGCTGGGCGGCAACGCCATGGCGGTCGACCTGCTCGGGCAGGCGGGCCGCACGATGCGCACGGAAGCGGGATACATCAACCAGGACAACAGCACGCTCCGGGTGCTCACGATGAACGTGCCGATCATCCTGGCCGACCTCTGGACGCAAGCCCCATGATCGAGGAGGTAGCGGCCTAATGGCCAAGCAGACCGGCCTGGGCGACAACCTCTACGTCGCCGGCTACAACCTGAGCGGTGACATCGGTTCCATCGACGACATCGGCGGAGGGAACGAGCCTCTCGGCGTGACGGGAATCGACAAGAGCGGCATGGAGCGCCTGGGCGGGCCCCGCTCGGGCCGCATCAACATGGCCTCCTGGTTCAACGATGCGGTTGCCCAGGAGCATCCCGTCTTCTCCCCCCTGCCGACGGCCGACGTCATCGTCAGCTACTTCCGGGGGACCACGATCGGCAACGCCGCGGCCTCGCTCGTGGCGAAGCAGATCAACTACGACGGGAGCCGCGGCGACGACGGCGCCTTCACGTTCAAGGTGGAGGCCCAGAGCAACGCCTACGGCCTGGAGTGGGGCGAGCAGCTGACCGCCGGCGCAGACGCCACGCTGACGGCCGCCGGCGCCCTCACCTCGTACGACTACGGCGCAGCGGTGGGCACCACGGCCTTCGGCCTCCAGGCGTACCTCCACGTGTTCGCCTTCACGGGCACGAGCGCCACGGTTGCCATCCAGAGCAGCACCGACAACGGCGCCGGCGACGCGTTCGCCGACATCACCGGCGCCGTCTTCACCGCGGCCACGGGCCGCACGTCCGAGCGCATCGCCACGGCCACCAACGCCAGCGTCGAGCGGTACCTGCGCGTGAACGTGACCGGCACGTTCTCCGCTCTGACCTTCGCCGTCCAGGTGACCCGCAACGGGGCCACGCCGACCTTCTAGGACCACCATGCCCGCCCCCTTCCGCGTCAACCCAGCACTCGGCCCCGGCGCCTACAAGACCTACGCCATCAGCGCGCCCGTCTCGACGCACCGGCGCCCGGCTTCCTGTGCGGAAGCGGAGTGCGAGCAGCACCTCCACGGCTGGACCACGCCCGTGGAGGACCCCGAGACCGAGGCCTTCCTGCGTCAGGTCTGCGGGGGCCACGTGGACGGCATCCGCCGGCACTTCATCGAGCAGCGCGAGGAGACGACCGGGCGCCTGCTCTTCATCTTCGAGCCGGGGCAGACCTGCTTCCGGGCCTCGCAGCACACGGTCCCCCTGGAGCGCCCTGAGCTGTACCTCGTGCGCGGGGGCGACTGGCGGGGCAACCCCAACGGCATCCGTACCCACGTGCACTCCGGCCCGGACGCGTGGGTGAACGACTTCGGCGAACACCAGGACCGGCTGCGCCGGACACTAGAAGGAGGGTAACCCATGGCCAAGGAAACCGGCCTCGGCTGGACCACGTGCTCGGTGGACGACTCGGGCGGCTCCGTCTGCACGATCATCAACGACGTGACGTCGCTGGAGTTCTCGACCCCGCGCGAGGTCCAGAACACGACGGGCATCGACAAGAGCGCGATGGAGCGGCTCCTCCTCCTGGCGGACTTCTCCATCACCCTGAACGGCGTGTTCAACGACGCCGCCGGCCAGGCCCACGCGGTCTTCAAGACCGTGCCCAGCACCTCGGTGGCACGCACCACCACGCTGACCGTCTCGGGCGACACGTTGGCGAACGAGGTCCTCTACACCGATTACAAGCTGAGCCGGGGCGACGACGGTTCTCTCACGTGGCAGGCCCCGGGCGTGCTCTCGAACGGCACCGTCCCCACCTGGTCCTAGGAGCAACAACATGGAAGAGGCCACAACTCCGCCGGCGAAGCCCAACAGGGAACAGCGCCGCGCGGGCTACAAGCGCAAGACGAAGATGCTCCGCATCCACTTCGAGGGGACCCAGCTCGATGGGCTCGAAGTGCTCATGCGGTCGGTTCCCGTGGGGACCATCCTCGATCTGGCCGCGCTCTCGGAGCTGGCCACCGAATTCACGCCCGAGGGCGTCAAGAAGCTGGGCGAGGTCTTCGAGCTGGTCGCCCAGGCCCTCGTCTCGTGGAACCTGGAAGACGAGCTGTGCGACGCCCACGCGGCGCCCGACTGCGAGGAGTGCCCCGAGGGCGCCCCGACCACCACGGTGCCCGTGCCCGCGTCGCTGGAGGGCATCAAGACCCTGGACCTCGATGAGGCCCTCCTGCTTGTCCAGTATTGGACTCAGGCGGCCGCTGGGGTCGCCGGCCCTTTGGGTCAAAGCTCGCCCGCTGGAAAGCAATCGGCGGTGGCGTCACTGCCGATGGAACCCCCGTCACAAAGCCAGGCGAGCTAGCCAGAGCGGAGCTGATCCTCGGAATCCTGGAGCGGTTCAGCGGCTACACGCTCACCACATTGCTGGAAGAGGACGCCGAGCTGCTGAAGCTCATACAGATAGAAGAGATGGGAAGCAGGGAGCGCGATGAACATCATTGACATCATCGTCCGCACCCGCGACGAGACGGGGCCGGGCGTCTCGTCGGCTTCCCAGAAGGCCAACGTCCTCCAGGGCATCTTCCAGGGCATCGGCCAGAAGGCCGCCGGCATGATCGCCGAGCTTCCCGGCAAGGCCATCGAGTTCTTCGGCGACGCCATCAGCAAGGCCAGCGACCTGGGCGAGACCGTCAGCAAGAACCAGACCATCTTCGGCGCGGCCTCGAAGGAGCTGCTGGTCTGGGCGGAGACGGCGCCCAAGAGCCTGGGCATGACGAAGCAGGCGGCACTCGACGCCACGGGCACGCTGGGCAACCTCTTCACCCAGCTAGGCATCACGGCCGACCAGGCCCGCAAGATGAGCCAGGCCAACGTCCAGCTGGCCACCGACTTCGCCAGCTTCCACAACGCGGACCCCACCGAGGTCCTGGACGCCATGACGGCGGCCTACCGGGGCGAGTACGACGCGGTTCAGCGGTTCGTGCCGGTGCTGAACGGCGCCAAGGTCGAAGAAGAAGCCCTGGCCATGACCCACAAGAAGAGCGCCAAGGAGCTGACCGAGAAGGACAAGGCCCTTGCGGTCGACGCCATCATGCTCAAGAACGCCGGCGCGGCCTCCGGCGACTTCGCCCGCACGAGCGACAGCGCCGCCAACCGGGCGCGCATCGCGGCGGCCTCCTTCGACGAGATGAAGACCAAGATCGGCAACGCCCTCCTGCCCGCCTACACGGCGCTCCTGGGCGTGATCACCGGCCAGTTCTTCCCGGCCATGGAGAACGTGGGTCGGATCATCGCCTCGGTGGTCTCGCCGGCCTTCGAGACGGCCAAGGACGCGGTCCGGCTCTTCATCGGGACCTTCACCGGCGACGGCGCCGAGGTCTCGAACATCTCGGGCGTGTGGATGAACCGCATCATCGACCTGGCCGCTCAGGTCCGCTACTTCGTGGATGAGTTCGTGGGCGGGATGCGGGCGGTGGTGGCGGCCTTCCAGGCGGGGGACGGGGACATCACGTCCTCGGGCTTCCCCGGATTCATGGAGCGCGTGGGGTACATCGCGCGCCTGGTGTTCGACTGGATGGCGGCCAACATCCCGCCGATCCTCGATGCCATCGGCGGGGCCTTCCAACGGGCCATGGATGTCATCGCACCGTTCTGGGAGAACATCAAGGGGAACGAGAACCTGCTCATCACGGTGGCCTACATCCTGGGCACGCTCGTGGTCGCCGCCGTGGTCGCCCTCACCATGTCCATGGCCTCCCTGGCCGTCTCCGTCATCGCTGCCACCTGGCCCTTCCTGGCCATCGTGGCCGTCATCTTCGCCGTGATCACGGCCGTGCGGTACGCCTACGACAACTGGGAGTGGTTCCGCACGGGCGTCCAGACCGTGGTCGAGTGGCTGATTGCCAACGTGCCCCCGATCCTGGAGGCCATCCGCGCCGCGGTCGAGGTGGCCTTCACGTGGATTGTGACCGTGGCGGTTCCCTTCATCCAGAACGCCTTCGCCTCGTTCATGGGCTTTCTGCAAGGGACCCTGCTGCCAGCGGTTCAGACCGTGTGGAATGCCATCTACTCGGCCGTCGAGACGGCGGTCAATTTCATCACGCCGATCATCTCGTTCCTGGTCGATGTTATCGCCATGAACTTCGGCCATATCGCCGAGATCGCCCAGAACATCTGGGACATGATTCGCAATATCATCTCCAACGTCTGGCAGATCATATCCAATATCATCCAGCTTGGGCTGAACCTGATTACCGGGAATTGGGGCGCCGCCTGGGAGAATGTGAAGAACATCTTCAGCGCCGTGTGGGACACCATTCGCAACGTAGTGGCCAATGGTGTTGGCATCATCAGGGAGCTACTGCAAGGACTGGGCTCCTTCATCGGCAACATCGCGGGGCGCATGTTCGAGGGCATCAAGAACGGATTCATCAACGCCATCAACTGGGTGATCGACCGGTGGAACGGCCTGTCCTTCACGCTCCCCCGGGTGGACTTCATGGGCAAGACCCTGGGCGGCAACACGATCAGCGTGCCCCGCATCGGGCGCCTGGCACAGGGCGGCATCACCGGCGGCCTGGCCCTCGTGGGCGAGCGCGGCCCGGAGCTGATCAATCTGCCCCAGGGCTCGCGGGTCACGCCGGCGGGCCAAACGGCGGCCATGCTCTCAGCAGCGCAACCCATCGGGGGCAACGTGATCAACCTCTACGTGGGCGGCTCGATCCGCTCCGACCGTGACCTGGTCCGGCTCATGCGCGACGAGCTGACCAACCTGGGATTCGTCGGCTCGTCGGTCGGCATGGCAGTGGCGGGGGGCCGACTGTGACCGTCGTTGTGGTGAAGCAGGGCGAAGAGATCTGGCTGGACCTCATCCTCTCGACGAACAAGACCCTGAAGCTCTACAAGAACGACGTCGAGTCAGGGCTCACGGCGGCCCAGAAGAAGGCGCTCACCGAGAGCAGCTTCACCGAGGCCACCTTCACCGGCTACACGTCCAAGAGCCTGACGGGCGGCTCGTGGACGACGACGCAGGGCGACCCCACGATCGGCACCTACGCCCAGCAGACCTTCACCAGTAGCGCCAACCAGGCGGCCCAGAGTATCTACGGGTATTACGTCATCAGGGCCAGCGACAACAAGCTTGAATACTACGAGCAGTTCAGCGGGCCCATCTCCATCAGCCTGCTGAACGACGCCATCAACGTCACGCCCACGCTCCAGCTTGATGATGACCCCAGCTCGACCTCGTGGGCCGCGGGCGTCAAGGCCTCGCAGGTCATCACGTCGTCCTCGGTGGGCTACACGGCCACCGGCGCCACCGACTTCAGCCTGGCCAGCTTCGCCGCCGACAGCTCCAGGAATTACAAGATCTGTCTCAATGTCGATTGGGTGGCGACGGTCGCCGCCGGCGAGTGGTATCTCTACATCCAGGTTGCGGGCGCCGACTACGCCATGATCGGTGACGCCTCGGCGGACGGCACCAACATCAATGAGGGCGTGGTCAGCGGGGGCGTGCTCTGGCAGCCGGCAACCGGCACGTACACGGTCACCATCAAGCTGTACGAGATCGTGAACGGCTCCACGCTCACGTTCTACGGGGATGCCTCCACGCCGCGGCAATTCTGGATTGAGGACATTGGCCCGAGGACCGTCTAGCTATGTGGGATCTCGGAGTTCAGGAGCAATTCGGTTCGATCGAAGCAACCGGGATTTACTACAACACCACGTACACGGACTTCGAGATCAATAACTTCCAGGCGCTCAGCTCCCGCTATTACGCGGTGAACCTGGTAGCTGACTGGGCAATGGACACCGCTGGACGGTGGGACATATATCTGAGGATCGACGGAACCAGCTACGCCAAACTGGGGACCGCTATCTGCAACGGCACCGGCATCAATGAGGATTGCATCACCGGCCGGGCCCTCTGGACTCCGAGCGATGGGGAGTACGACCTGAGCGTGCACGCCACGAAGGCCGTGGGGACCTCCGGCCTCAACCTCTACGCCGACAGCGCGACGCCCCGGCAATTCTGGGTGGAAGACATCGGGCCCCGCTGATGGCGACCACCTCGGAGGTCTCACCCAAGGGCTGCATCGACATGGGCGGCGCCGCCACCGTGAGCTACACGGCGGGGAGCGCCGGCGCCTCGGTGGCCAGCGACATCGTGGTCGAGTGGGACTTCGACAACGATGGCGACTGGTCCGAGTCGGTGGAGGACATCACCAGCTACGTCCTGAGCGCGGTCTCCTCGATCGGCCGCGACTTCCCGTCATCGCTCACGGGCAAGAGCGGGCCCGCCAAGGTCCGGCTCACCCTGAACAACAACGACAATCGGTTTAGCTACTTCAACACGAGTAGTGCCCTCAACACCTCGCCCTTCAGTCTGAAGAACGGCCGCCGGCTCCGCATCCGCGACTCGACGCAGAGCCTCGGCGCCCCCTCGGGCGGCTACGCCACGTACGTGGGCATCGGGGCGGCCTCCTCGGCCGACAACGCCAGCCTGACGCCGGCGCTCCCCACGGGCCTGGCCAATGGGGATCTGCTCCTCTGCTTCGCCTCGATCCGCAACTCCGGCACGGGCACGGTCGACACGCCGAGCGGCTGGGCGCCGTTGCTCACCTCGGGCAACTGCACCGTGCTCGGCCGGTACTACTCGGACGGCACGTACACGTACAACGGGGTGGTCCACGAGGCCGTCAGCGCCCCCACCGTGACCTTCACGGGCGGCGCCGCCGGCGCGACCACAATCGCCCAGATCGCCGCGTTCCGGGGCACGCACAAGGAGCTGGGCGCGGTGCTGGACAACAGCACGGCGCAGCTGAACGGCTCGGCCCAGAACGTCGCCTTCCCGGGGCTCGTGGGCTCGACGGACAACGTGGCGACCGTGCTCTGGGGCTGGAAGCAGGACGCCTGGACGAGCGTGGCGACCCTCTCGGGCCAGTTCTTCACCGAGATCTCGGACACGTCGATCACGACGGGCAGCGACGCCAGTCATGACATCCAGTACCGCGAGGGCGGCTTCGTCAACGCCAAGACCTTCAGCACCACGTCCATGGTGGTCACGGGCGGTACCTCCCAGATCTCCCGCGCCCTCATCCTGATGCTGAAGCCAGCGGTCGACGTGAGCGACCCCATCGAGCTGGCCTCCGATCGGTTCAACCGGTCGGTCAGCTCCTCCCTGGGGGTCGACGACCTGAGCAACACCTGGACGGTGGGAGCCAACGGGGGGTTCGGCATCTCGCCGGCGGGAACGGCCGAGGTCCTGAGCGGTCGGGAGACCACCTACTACAACGCCGACATCGTGGAGGTGGTCGACGTCGGGACGACCGACCACTACGTCCAGGCGTCCATCCCCATGCTGGTCCAGGACGGGAGCGTGGGCCTCGTGGCCCGTTACCTCGACTCCTCGAACTACGTGCGGGCGTACTACGTGGCGGCCTCGCGGGGCGTGCGCATCGAGGAGGTGAAGGCGGGCGTCGCCACCTCGCTCGGCATCTTCAACATCGAGCCCTGGGACGACATGACCCTGGGGCTCCAGGTAGTCGGCAACGTGGTGACCGCCTACGTCGGCGGCCAGCCCCTGGAGTACACCACCGAGCGCCACCTCACCAGGGCCGTGACGGGCACCTCGGCGGGGCTCTATGCGAAGTGGCAGACCCACAGCGACGTCGCGCCGTCGCTCGACGACTTCCACGTCTGGGACCGCATGGCCCAGGACATCGACGGGGTGATCTGGACGGGCACCGTCAAGAGCGTGCGCACCTCGGTGAAGGCGGGCGACCTGAAGGTCGTGGAGGTGGAGGCCGAGGGCTCGCTCGCGGCCACGGCCCTCGCCGAAGTGGCGGCCCCGCGGATCACGCGCAGCGTGGGCGAGACGGACAACACCACGAACCACTCCGTACCGGCCGGGTGCATCGTTGGCGACATCTTCGCCCGCGCCGGCCAGCTCCATCCGCCGCATCCGCTCCCGACCACCTCCCTGTCGAACCTGGGCCCGCACGCGGTGCCCGATGGCAAGGCCCTGGACATGGCCCGGCGCGTGGAGGAGTCCGAGCGGGGCTTCATCAAGGAGACCCAGGAGGGCGCGGTCACCTTCGAGGATCGGCACTTCCGTGACGCGGTCAGCTCCTCGGCCTGGTTCACCGACACGGTGGGCACGGGCCAGTACGGCTACTCGGAGATCGAGCCCCTGAACCAGCAGGCCCAGATCGTCAACCGGGCCATCGCTCAGGTGGCGGCCACGGCCCCCACGGTGGTCGACGTCGACAACCAGAGCGACTCCAGCGGCGCGGCCCTGACGGTCAACATCACCATCCCCACGGTGCTCCCTGGCGATCTCCTGCTCGTGTTCGCGGTGGGCTCGGCGGACGCCACCGACGTGGAGTGGGGCGCCCCTCCGCCGTGGGAGATGCACCGGCGGCTGGCGCAGCGCGAGGGCAACGGGGTCCGCGTCTTCTCCCTGATCTGCGACGGCACCGAGAGCGGCTCTACCGTCACCTTCTACAAGGGTACTTCTCAGGGTAATTCCATCTGCCACATCTACCAGATACGTGACTGGTACGGCACGAACGACGGCATCAAGCTGGGCCGCATCAGCCAGGGCACCAACGCCTACCCGATCACCCCCGGGTGGAACCGTGCCCCGGCGCTCTTCATCGTCTTCCAGGGGATGATCGGCTCCTCCTCGGGCCTCACGTGGGGGCCCCTCACCACGCCCCCACCGGTCGGCTACAACTACGACGCCCTGGAGGGCCTCACCGTCGTGGGCACGCCCGCGTACGAGGTCGGGGTGGAATCCGTCTACAAGAAGGACGTCACCGACACCGAGGACCCCCGAGCCTGGGAGAACGTCTTCACGGACTACCTGATCATCGAGACGATGGTCGTGGCGGTGCGGGGCTACAACGGGCCGCTGAAGAAGGCCACGATCGACGAGCCGAAGGCCTCGGGGGGCGAGGGCCTCTTCGTGTTCGACGAGGACCTGACGAGCCAGGACGACCACAACTTCATCAGGACCAACGACCCGATCCCCTCTCTCCTGTACCGCAAGGCGGACGCGGCCGACTGGTGCGCGGACCTGCTCACGGAGTTCTCCGACGACCGGCCGATCATCTCCCTGAGTTACTTCGCCTCGAAGTCGACCGCCCTGCGCACGTTGGCGCGCACGCTCCGGCTGTCGGACAAGATCACGGTCACGGCCTCGGGCAACGCCGGCCTGGGGATCTCGGGGGACTTCTTCATCGAGGCCATTCACCACGAGTGGTCCCACGGCACCAGACTGTGGAAGGTGACGTATGAGCTGTCCCCCGCCTAACAAGGAGAATCATCAACATGGATAACGCAGGATCGTGGGCACGTGACGCCATCGAGCGCATCGTCTCCACCGTGGTCCAGCTCGTGATCGCTGCCGCCCTGGCCGCCTTCACGAAGGAGATCACCGGCGCCGAGACGGTCACGCTGGATACCGTCACCGGCGCCATCATGGCCGCCTACGTCGCGGGCCTCGCCGCCCTGAAGGCGTGGATCGCCAAGGCCATCGACGGCACCATCTCGCCGGCGAGCCTGGCCAAAGCCAGCTGAGCGCCAGGGCCGGCGGGGGTTGCGGTCCCCCGCCGGCGCGGCCCTTGCCGTGGCCGCCGGTTGCACCGGCCTGACTGGTTGACGGAGCGGGCCCCCTTCGAGGGGGAGGTCACCCCCGTTGACACACCGCGGCGCCGTCTGACCGCCGGTGCGCAGGTGGGCCCCTAACGCGACGCCGAGGGGAAAGAACTACCCCCGGCGCCCCGCTTAGCTCCGCCAGCGTCTACGTGGTGGCCGCCTGCTCGGCCTCTTCCGCCGCGTCGGCCTCATCGGCCAGGGCCTCGACCTCGGCCCGCTCGGCCTCCTCCACGATGGCCTCCAGGCGCTCGATGACGGTGGACAGCCAGCGGTCCCACGGCGGGGGGCAGGCCTCGATGGCATCGGCCAGGGGGACGCCCGAGGGCCCCTTCGCCGCGGCCAGGTCTGTCAGGAACTGCGCCTGGATCGCCGGCGGAAGCAGCTCCGCCCGGCCGATCAGCTCCGCCCGGAGGCGGTTGCGCTCGGCCGCGGCCGCTTCGTCCTCGGCCGGCGGCGCCGGCGCAGGGTCCGGCTCGGGAGTCGAGCGGGGCCGCCTGCTCGCGCTCTTGCTCGTCGAGCCCGTTGCCCGGCCGGCGGCCTTCTTGGCGGGCCGGCTGGCCGCCTTCTTGGCGGTGCCCATCTCGCCCGAACGGAGCGTGTTGCGGATGGCTCGCATCAGGGCCGTGAACTGGTCGACCGTCAACTCAGGGAGGGCGGCCACCTCCACGTTGATGCCCTGGGCCTCGGCCCACGAGAGGAGCCCGGCGCGCTGGTCGTTGTTCAGCTTGGCCGTCTCCGTCTTCAGGGTGGCGACGTGCTCGGCGGTCACCAGCTCGACGGGCGGCTTGTCGATGTCGCCGGCGGTATCGGCCGCGGCCTCGCCTCGGGGAGCGGCCGGCGCACCGGCGGCCGGCTGCGGATGGCGACTGCGGGCGTCCTTCGCCGCGGCCACCGACTCCTCCAGCTTCTCCATGGCGGCCTTCACCGTGTCCGGCCCGCCCTGCTCCAGGCGCCGCTTGACGGCCGCCAGATAGGGCTTCAGCTTCCGGTAGTCGCCCACCGTGAGGCCCGCCCCGGTCACGGTCATGCCCTTGTCGTCGGCCCACTCCTTCACCTCGGCGCGGGTCTCCTCGGGCAGCGCCTTGATGGCGGCCTGGACCTCCGCCCACTGGGAGCCGCTGACGCGCTGGACGTGGGGCGACTCGTCCACGCGGTCGGGCCGCTCCGAGTCGGGGTCCTCGGTGGCCAGCTGGAGCAGGTCCACGAGCATGTTCTTCCGGGCGCACGTGTCGGCCTTGTTCGTGGCCTTGTCCGAGCCGAAGTCGGTGGCCTCGCCGGTGGCGACCGTGCGCACCGTGTCACCGAGCGGGCCGACCAGCTCGTACTCCACGTCCATGACGCAGGTCTCGGCCTTGCCGTTGGCCTTCAGCTCGTGGCGGAGGATCGCCACCTTGCGCCAGGAGACGCCCAGATCGCAGAGGGGCCCGTGGCCCTCGTTCAGGATGTCCTCGATCTTGCGGAAGGGGTACTCGGGGCCCTTCTTCTCCCCCGTCTGCTTGTCCGTCTGGGCCTTCATCTGGCCCGACTTGCCCACGGGCCCGATGCGGCGCTTCAGGATCGGCAGGAGCAGGTGGAGGGGGGCGAGGATCTCGGGGCAGGGCTCGGCCGTGTCCTTGAACCAGGCGCGCACCTCCTCGGGGTCATAGCGCGGCTCGGTAAAGGACGAGTAAGGGGTGGGTGAAGGCTCTGGCATGGTGCTCCTTGGGGTACGCGTAGAGCCCCCGGCCGGAGCCGGGGGCGAGGTGGTCAGAGGGCCAGCTGGGGGAAGCGGCGGTCGGGCGCCGCCCGCTGGACGATGGTCAGCTCGTAGACGGCGCCGTTCTCGAAGACGACGCGCAGGCCTCGGTCCGTGGTGAGGTAGCCCTCGGCCTCGAAGGTCGAGACCTTGAACAGGTTCTCGCCCTCGGGCTCCTCGGCCAGGACGCTGGTCTCGATGATCTCGGCCAGCGCCGCTTCCATCTCTTCGGCGGAGTGCTCCATGGCGGTCCTTTCGGTGGTGGGGGCTTCTGGTGGGCAGTCTAACACGGGGGTTGCACTGAGGCAACCCCCGTGTCGGTCAGGCCGCCCGAGTGGTGACCTTGAAGAAGATGCAGGCGGGCGTCGAGCCCGTGGTGCCGTCCTCGGCCAGCCAGCCGACCTGACCGTCGTGCTCGGCCGTGATGGTGACGACCGTGCGGCGGTCCTGGAGGAGCCGGCGGAGGCCGTTGCGGTGGGGGGCGGGGGTGCTCTTCGTCATGTCCTAAGTATCACATAGACCGTGCGAAATTGCAACCCCTTAGTCCCTATCGGGCGTGGCCTCGAACTTCGGCCCGCGCATCGTGACCGCCACCCCCGGCACGTCCTCGAACCGCACCACGTCCCCCGGGCGCCAGTCCTTGCGCTCCTTCAGCGCCGGGGCCACCCGCTTCTTGATGGCCACCTTGTCCGGCGCCGGCGGGGGGAACTTCGGCTCGGGCCGGCGCACCAGTTCGGGGGCGTGCTCCTCGGCCCAGGCCAGGAAGGCGCCCACGTCCTCGATCACGTACTCGGGTTGCTGGTTGGCGGCCTTCAGGCGCCCGGCCGGTAGCTCGATGGTCTTGGGGCCGCGGCCGTGCGGGCCCAGCTGCGCGTTGTGCCACCCGGCCAGCCAGTGGCGGTCACGCTCGATGGCCTCGCCGAGCGTGGCGCGCTGGTGCTCGATGTACTGCTCCAGGCGCTGGCGCTCGGCCTCGTAGACCTCCTCGCGCAGCTCCAGGCGGCGCTCCAGCATCCCCACGCGGCGGAGGATGGCATTGGCCACCGTCTGGTCCACCAGGCCTTCGCTGGGCTCGTCGTCGGCATCGAGCTGGCCGACCATCCATTCGGCCAGCTCCTCGAACGCCTCGCCCAGATCGGTCAGTGACGGGGGGCGCACGGGTAGGGTCCCAGCATGTTCGCCATCATCGCCGCCCTCTGCTTCCTGGGGGCTCTCCTGAAGCTCTCCCTGGGCTCCGTCGATCTCGTGGTCCTGGGCTGGCTCTTCGTGGCCCTGCACCTGGCCCTCGGCCCGGTCATCGCCCTGCCCGCCATCGGCCGCCATCGGGACTGAATCACGCACCTCGGTACCCTCCGTCTCGCATCGTGATCCCCTTCTCCTCGCGCTGGTTCGCCATCTCGGTGCGCACCATGCCGTACTCGTCGCGGCGCAGGCGGACCAGCTCCATGGCGGCGCGGGTGGCGCCCTCCGCGATCTTCAGCGTCTCCTCTTCGTCGGCGGCCTCAGCCTCCACCCAGTCCTTGCGGGCGGCCTCGGTGCGCCCGACCGCGACCGGCCAGCCCCGCGCCAGCGCGTAGCGGTACGCCTTCAGGGCGGCGCCCTCGGCCCTCATGCACTGCTCGTGCCAGTCGAGCGCCTCGTCGAACGCTCGCAGGGCGGCCTCCTTGCGGGCCTCCCAGTCCTCGGTGGGGTTCATCGGTAGGGCCTCCGGGTGATGGAACAGGGGTGCCACCGTTCGCCGGTCGAGCCGCAGCACGAGGGGCCCCCGAGGGCGATGGCCTCGCCGATCGTGAGGGCGACGCCCTCGGGCTCGTCGTCGGCCCAGACGTGGTGGTGGCTGACCTGGTCGTACCAGGCCCCGCGCTGGGCCTGGAGCCGCTCCAGGGTGGCTCGTGTGTCGTTGCGCAGGAGTGGGCGGACCTCGGTGGTACCGGCGAGCCGGGCGGCCAGCACGGCCACGGGGGTGAGGAGCCAGACCGTGTCGCAATAGGCGGCCAGGGCCGTGCGCGTCGACTCGTTCCCGACGGCGCCGCCAGCGACCGCGATCACGCCCGAGCGTTCGCGCAGGATGAGCGACGTAACGACCTCGTGCTCGTGCGATCGGAACCAGGCCTCCCCTTTGAGGTCGAACGCCTCGTCGATCGAGCAACCCATGGCCTCGACGGTCAGGGCGTCCGTGTCGAAGGAGCGCACGCCGAGCAGGTCCGCGAGGAGCGGGGCGACGGTGCTCTTGCCTGAGCCGGGGAGGCCCACGAGGGCGATGGGTCGGCTCACGTGGTGGCCTCCAGGATGAGCTGGCCGTAGGCCATGCCCCCGAGGATGGCGACGGTCAGGCCGATGGCCATCTTGCGGAGCAGGTCCCAGTCGACGGCCTCGGGCTCGGGCCACGGCTCGGGCTCGGGCCACTCGAACACCTCACCCATGGCGCACCACCTCGGGCCGGCGCGTGCACCGGTAGTACGTCCACCTGGTGGCCAGCACCACGAGGAGGGCGGGCCAGAAGATGGCCATCAGGATGATGACCATGAGGAGCCCGTCGTCGGCTTCAGCGATGGGGTCCTCCGGGTGGTCGAGCACCCAGAGCACGGCCGTGGTCATGGTCGCGATGACGCCCACCACGTAGGCGCCGGCGACCGTCAGGCCGATGGCGGTTTCCATATCAGCTACCTCCTTGTTCGTTGTTGGTCGGCTCGGCGGAGCTGGGCCCTGAGGTTGAGGAGGGCCCGGCGGTCGCTCGCGGTCGAGCTGTGATGGACGGTTGGCCGTCCCGGCTTGCGGAGCCGGAGGTGCCCGCCGCTCGTGGTCGAGACGTCGTAGCCGAAGGTGGCCGCGAGCCGCTCGACGTCGTGGCGCTGCTTGGGCTTGGCGCCGGTCCTGGACATGGGGTACTCCCTTCGAGTCGCTCCAGGCGGTCGAGCACCAGGAGCTTGTGGTCCGTCTTCCAATCGTGGTGAGCGGGGCATGTAGCGCGGCACCGCTTGGGGTCCAGGTACTCCGTCGAGCGCCACGAGCCCCCGCGCAGCTCGTCCACCTCCAGGGCCCGCCGGTCGGGGAAGTAGCCGCATGGGATCTCCCAGATGACCGCCCGGTACTGGCAGCGGTAGTTGGCCAGGCGGATCACCTCGGCCACCACCTCGCGCCGGCGCTCGACCTCGCCCTCGCGCTTCTTCGAGCGTTGCGGGATGCGATAGCCGGGGTCGCGCGCCAGCTCCGTGCGCTTCAGCTCTGAGGAGCCCCGAGCGAGGGGGGACCGCTTCAGCTCCGAATCGCCACGGGCGAGCGGCTTGCGGCGCTTCGGCGGTCCCCCTCTCTTCATCTCCGGCGCCCCTTCCGCTGGCGCACGGTCCACTCGGCGCTCTTGCCGCCGGCATAGGAGACGGCCACCACCCACAGGGCAATCCCGGCCGTGATGGGGTACGCCTCCCAGGGGGCGCCCATCAGCAGGTACAGGCCGACCACGCCGAGCACCACGAGCAGGCCCGTGGCAAACCCCCAGGGGTTCATGCCCGGACCTCGTGGACCTTCGAGCGCCAGACCGCCAGCGGCCGGCGGTGCTGCTGAGGCAACTTCGAGGGGCGCACCCGATCGGTGCGGACCACCCAGCCCTTGGCCACGGCTTGGCGCATGACCGCCCCGAGGGCCCGGGGCTCGGGCACCTCGGCGGCCTCGATGCGGTGCAACTCCTCCCAGATCTCGTCGGTTGCCAGCTCCGGGCGCTCGACGGCCAGGCGGTGGATGACGTCCAGGGCCGTGGCCATGAACGGCACCGGCGCGGCCTCGCCCACGCGCTCGATGGCCTCGTCGCGGAGCCGGGCGCCGGCGACCTCATCGAGCGCGTACTCGGGGTGCCAGGCCCGGCGCTCGGCCAGCTGGCGGTCGAGCGACAGCTTCAGGCTGTAGACCTCCATCACCTTCTGCATGGTCTTGGACCGCTCGCGCTCGATCACGGCCCGGACGTCCTCACCCTTCGTCACCGTGCGGGGGAAGTCCGAGTGGTCGAAGGTGTCGCAGATCACCAGCATGTGCGTGGCGTCCTCGGTGGCCTGGGCCTCGATGAGCCAGCCCCGGATCTCGTCGGCCGTTGTGCTCACGTCCAGACCTCCCGCACGTTGGTCCGGCGCTCCCATGCGGGGAGCTTCTTGGACTCGGTGCGGATGCCCTTGTTGTAGAGCTTGACCACCTGGTCGGGGATCTCGTCCGCCCAGATGTTGCCCGAGCCCGAGTCCTTGCGGGCCCGGCCGGTGGCCAGGAGGTTGACGGGGGTCACCGTGGCCAGCTGCTGGCGGAGCCGCTCGCGGTCGACCGACAGCTTGGCGTACCGCTTCTCCAGGAGCGCCAGGCCCAGGATGATGTCGGCCTGGAAGTTCGAGGAGTTCGAGCCCCAGGCCTCCACGATGTGGCGCAGGACCCGCTCCAGGATGAGGCCCCCGCCCTCGCGGTAGACGCGGCGCACGGCCGCGATGGCCTGGATGGTGCGCTGGTTCCCGCCGGAGCCGACCTGGAGGCCCACCCGGCGGATGGTCCGGTCGATGTCGTTGGCCTCGGGGTCGCCCTCGGCCAGGGCCGCCTTGAACAGGGCGAGGGCGTTGGGCCGGCTGCCGGAGTTCGCCAGCCGGAAGACTCGGGCCTCCTGCTCGAAGGTGAGCCCGTCGTAGACCAGACAGGCGACCGTCTGGTCTCCGTAGCCGATCTCGAACATGAGCGACTGGCGGTGCTGGCCGTCGATGAGCCAGAGCGACTGGTCGGCCCGGCGCGAGACCAGGAGCACGCCGAACGCGTCGACGTCGAAGTCCTTGGCCATGCGCCGGACGCGCTTCACGTCCAGGGGCCGCTGGTAGCGGGGGTCGATCCTCAGATCAGCCACCTTGATCCAGGCCAACTCCTGGCTGGCGGACGCGGCCGCGGCGGCCACGTCGGCTGGCAGAGCAGGGGTACCGGTCATGCGGCACCTCCTTCCGCGGGCTTCCACCCGTCCTCGAATCCTTCGTCGTACGCCTTCGAGCGCAACCGGTCGACGACCTCCAGGGGGGCGAGCCCCTCCGTGTCGATCTCGGCGGCCTCGGCCAAGAGGAGCAGCTCGTAGTCGAACGCGCCCCAGAGTTCGTTCGTGGCCTCGGCCTCGGCGTGCGCGGCCATGCACAACTCCAGGTCGGCGGAGAGCTGGTGGACCTGGCGCTCCAGCTTCTCGACCACGGCGCCCATCTCGGCGCCGGCCTCGGCGAGGAGCCGCTGGGCGTCCTCCACGCGGAGGACGTGGACCAGCTCCCCGTCGGGCGGTGGATCGACGGCCAGCGTGAAGGCCTCGCAGTGGCCGATGTCAGGATCGCCGTGGGCTGCGAAGGTCGTACCGCATCGGGCACAGCGTGTGTACGGCTCTGGCATGTTGCCTCCCCTGGTGGGTCGGTCGGTGGGCTTCTCTGGGGAGGAGTCTACGCCACCCGTTGCCATACTGCAAGCGGTCCGATATAGTCGGCTCCATGGAAACCACCGACCTGACCAAGACGCAGCGTTCCCAGCTGGGCAAGCTGAAGAAGCTGCATAAGCAACGTTCCACCGCCCTCCAGCTCTGGAGGAGCCCGTCGACCGCCTACCCCGCCCTGCTGGAGCTGGTGGTCTTCAAGGGCGTGTCCACCGAAGAGGCGGGCCGGGCCCTGGGCGTCTCGCGTGAGGCCATCGCCAAGCGCATCCGCCCGCTGAAGGAGGTCTACGGCCTGAGCGGCCGCGGCCTCGCGGCCCGCCGGCTCGCCGAGGAGAAGGGCCTCCGCCGGCCCTTCGCCAAGATGGGCGAGGACGCCCTCATCGAGAAGGCCCGCGCCGAGATGGACAAGGCCGAGGCCGACCGGGCGGCCCTCAGCACGAAGGCCGCCGACCTGCTCGGGCAGATGGCGGACCTCATCACCGCGCTGGACGCCAGTGGGGTGCCGGACCGGATCATGGCCGAGGCCCTCGACGTCACGCCCATGACGATCTACCGCTTCCGGCGCCAGCTCGTCTCGTGACCGTGGACCTCCCCGACATCAGACCCATGTACGGCACCAAGAGGGCCAACCTCCGGGCCGAGCACGGAACGGAGCAGGGGTGGCTGGAGGGCTGCCGCTGCGCTCCCTGTCGCAGGGGGGCGCAGCGCGCAGCCCACAACCGCGCCCAGCGTCGGTCCGACGCCATGCGCCGGCCCTGGCCCCGGCGGGCCTCATGAGCCGCACCATCCTCCGCCTGGAGCCCCGGCACACCAACGCCGACCTGCTCGCCGACGCCCAGGCCCTGGGTCACGTCCGCGGGCGCGTCCTGGACGCGACCTACGGCCTGGGCATCTGGTGGCGCAAGCTCGACCTGGAGCCGGGCGCCATCGGCATGGACAAGGTCCCCCTGAAGGCGGCCGCCGCTCCCCTGGGCGTCCAGGGCGACTTCCGCCGGCCGCCCTTCCAGCCTGAGACCTTCGACACGATCTTCGAGGACGCCGACTACAAGCTGAACGGCACGCCCACCACGCCCCTGAGCCGCTGGGTGAAGCGGGCCAGCGACGGCCGCGTGGACGAGCGGTACGGCGCGGACGAGCGCAAGCAGTGGGAGGTCCGCATCGGCGACATGCTCGACGGCATCGCCTGGTGGCCGCCCTGCGTCCGCTGCGCCGGCTCAGGCGAGGCCCCGCACGCGTCGGTAACGCCCGCCCTGGTGGCCGCCGGCTTGCCTCCCGATGAGGTGGGCGCCGCTCTCGCCCGGTTCAACCTCCGCATCGTGCCGGCCCCGTGCGCCCACTGCGCGGGCTCGGGCCGGGGACCGATGCAAGGGCTCCGCCCGCTCCTGCGCCCCGGCGGCAAGCTCCTCGTGAAGTGCATGGACCAGGTGGTCTCTAAGAAGGTCAGGTTCCAGACCCGCGCCGTTCACGACCGCGCCACGGCCGCCGGCCTGGAGCTGGTCGCCCAGCTCGACCGCCCGTTCAAGCCCCGCTGGCAGGACCCCCGCCGGCGCCAGTGGAACGAGTCCGCCAACTACTCCAGCCTGCTCGTATACCGCGACACGCGCCCCGTGCGACGTCAGCGAAAGAAGGCGCCCCGGGCGTAGGCTCGGGCCCCACAACGACCACCGCCCCCACTCGGGGGGCGGTGACCAGAAGCCAGCAAACCCCCCACCAGGAAGGTCCGGCTGGAGCGTAGCGCACCGGTCGGCCAGATCGGAGCCCACCGTGACCGACCGCACGCCCCGCCGGCGCTCCCCCGTGGAGCGCAACGGCCCCTGCCCGACCTACGACGAGCTGCTCCGCCTGATCGGCGGGCCCCGAGGCTCGGGCACCTACCTGGAGCTGGAGCGGCTCCAGGGCCGCCCTGATGCCACCGGCTACCGGGCCGAGCCCTCTGACCACGCCTGGCACCCGGAGCTACGCTTCGACGCGCAGCGGGGCCCCGGAGGGCCCCACCAACAGAGTGCACTCGGAGTTCGTGGCTCCCAGCGCTCGGACGTTCCCACGTCGAGCGCCATGGTAGCCGGCGACCCCGGGGCACTCCAGACCAACAAGGAGTGCCACACATGACTGACGAGCGAGTGCGCCGAGGGCGCACGGCGGGGCAGTTCGCCAAGGTGCCCGAGGCCTTGCTCTTCGACCCCTCGATCTCGCCGAACGCCAAGACCGCCTACGCCATCCTCCACCGGTATGTGGACAACCGGCCCGACAGCGACACCGAGGGAGCCGCCTTCCCCGGGCGCGAGCGCGTCGCCGAGCTGATGGGCAAGAGCGTGGACACCGTGGACCGGGCCCTGAAGGAGCTGGAGCGCGCCGAGTGGATCGACGTGGAGCGCCCCGCCGGCGGGGCTCGCAACCTCTACACGGTGCACGAGGTGGTCCGCACATACGCGGACCAGTGGTCCGCACCGGTGCGGACCAGCAGGTCCGCACCTACGCGGACCACTAAGAAAGAGACCAAGGAGAACGAGAGCAAGGAAAGAAAACCCCCTGCGCCGCCGGCTTCGCCGACGTCGGGCGCCGAGGGCTTGCCCTCTCCGCTGCGCATGGAGGCCGAGGCCCTCGCCAAGCACGTCTACGACAACCGCGACCCGCGCCCGGCCTCCCCGTTCATCGCCTGGGTGAAGATCTTCGAGAAGCTGCTCGATGTCGGTTGGCTGCCCGAGCAGGTCCGCGCGGCGGCCATGACGGCCAGCACGATCAGCACGGGCGCCATGGAGGTCGAGCTGAACCGATCCGTTAGGCCGCCGAATGGCCAAGCACCACAGTTCTTGTCGGCATCAGAGCGCAAGCGGGCCCGCAAGGCGGCCGAGCGCCAGGCCGTGGTCTCGCACTACGCCGCGGCCACCGGCGCCGCCGACCCCTACGCCGAGCCGGCGCCCGTGGACCCCTTCCTGGCCGCCCTGAGCGCCACCCCCACCATCAAGGAGCTGACCGCATGAACCCCACCGAGCTGGACGCCATGCTCGCCCGCATCGAGGACACGTTCGGAGCCAACGGGCCCGGCGCCGCGGTCTGGGCCGAGAAGCTCGCCCCCATGGACTACGCGACGGCACTGGCCGCCGTGCGGGCCATGGCTGACGAAACCGAGTTCCCCTCGATCGCCGCCTTCCAACGCGCCTACCGACCCGCCCAGCCGGCGGGAGTGGTCGAGCGCAACGGATGCCTGTTCCTGCCCGGCACCGGCTGGACCCCGTGCCACCCTGACGACGTGGACGGCATCCCCCGCTCCGAGACCCTGGCGGAGCTGCCCGCCCTGGAGGCCCCGCCCATGTCCGAGGCGAGGGCGAAGGCCATGATCGCCGGGATGCGCCGGCGCACCGCCCAGGCCCGCGCAGCCATGACGGGCGACCCCGTGGTCGCCGGCAAGGTCGACGCCCTCGCGGCCGCGCTGCGCATGACGGAGGAGCCGGCCGATGCTTGACCCCCGTCACTGCCCGCACCCGGCCGCTGACGTGGTCCTCGTGGAGGAGGGCTCTGAGTGCGTGCGCTGCGGCCTGGTCGCTCCCGTCATGCCCGCCCCCGGCCCGGCCTACCGGGCGCAGGTCCCCATGCCCGAGCGGGCCAAGGAGCACATCGCCAGCATGCGGGCCGACCTCGCCCGCCGGCGCGAGCTGGCTAAGTCCTCGGGGAGGCGCTGGTGAAGCTCGTACGTGATGGGATACCGGCGAAGGTCGCCGCCCAGGGCGAGCGCGAGCCCTTCCGCCCTGTGGTCGACCATGCCGAACACGTGCGGCTCCTCGACGCCAAGCTCGATGAGGAGCTGGGCGAATGGCGCGCGGCCAGTGACCCCGAGGAGTTGGCCGATCTGCTGGAGGCCGTCCGTTGCCTCGCCGCGGCGAAGGGCATCGGCTGGCGGGGCCTGCTCGATCTCGCCGACCACAAGCGGGCCCTCTACGGGGACTACTCCGGTGGCGTCGTCTGGCTCGGGGGTGGGGCGGCATGATCGCCGTCTTCTTCGGCTCCCGCTCCTGGGACGACCTGGAGGGCGTGGAGGAGATCTTCGACCGGCTCATCCTGGAGGGCGACGGCTCCCTCGTGGTCGTCACGGGCGCCAACGGCGTGCCCCGAGGGCGCAGCGCGACGCCCGCCCCGCGCCCGCCTGAGCGCTCGGCCGACGCCCTGGCGGACTGGGTGGCGCTCCGCCGCGGCCTGCTCCCGATCCGCGTGCATGCCGACTGGACCGGGCCCTGTGACTTCGAGGGCGAGGTCCGGTGCCGGCCGGGCCACCGCCGGCGCCGTTCCGACGGCACGGAGTTCTGCCCGGCCGCCGGCAACCGGCGCAACCAGCGGATCATCGATGAGCACCTCTGGCAGTTCGAGGGCGAGGAGCAGCTGGCCGCCGTGGGCTTCAAGCGCACCGATGCCCCGAGCCCCGGCACCGACGACATGCGCGAGCGGATCCGCCCCTTCGTCGAGCGGGGCACCGTCCAGGGCATCTTCAGGACCTCAGCGGGCCCGGCGCACGCTGACCGCCGCGTGCCCCGCCCGCTCTTCGTCCCGCGGGTGAGCGCCGACCCGTTCCCCGAGGCCGTGTGATGGCCAAGACCCGATCGAAGAAGCTGACGACGCCCGAGGCCCGCCAGCGGCTCGCCGGGCCCGTCCAGGACCGCTCTCCCGTGGCCTCCTGGTCGGGGCCCGGCCTGTGCCCGCCCCCGCCCGAGATGTCGATGCCGGGCGCTCTGCGGGGCCAGCTGGCGGCCAGGAGCGAGCGCCTGAAGACCATCGCCGAGCTGGACGAGATCGTTACCAACGACCTGGACTTCGACGCCCGCGAGCCCGAGCGGGCCCTCCGCCGCTGGGCTCTCGATCGCTACCTCCAGGCCGAGGCGGAAGACCCTTCGCCGCGCTACGCCCGACCGCAGACGGCCGCCCCGGCGCCCGCCTTCGAGTGGGACGAAGAGGCGGCCCGAGCAGCCCTGAGGAGGGCCACGTGAGCATCGCGCCCGAACCCATCCCCGTCGCAGGCGTGGACGGCGGTACCGAAACCTGGACCGCCAACCCGGACGGCCGCTACCCAGTGTGCGGCTGCGACTCTCCGCAGTTGGGCGAGACCCGCTGGGACTGGATGGTGTGCCGCGTGTGCGGCCTGCCCGAGCTGGCCGCGATGCTCCGCGGGCCCCTGGGGGCTACACCCTAGTTGCCAGATGGCAACCCCTCTGATAGGCTCAGGCGGAAGCCCGAACCCACCGGAGGAACCATGCCCGTAAGCCCCACCATGCTCGACCCGTTCGTCGACCGGCACGCCCTCGCCCCCGACCAGGCGCCGCCCGAGATGCGGATCGGCGAGGCCGTCAGCCGGTGCGCGGGCATCGCCGGCGGCCTCCTGGCCGAGGCCATCAAGGCCCACGCCCAGGACCTGAGCCCGACCCAGCGCCACCTCATCAGCCAGAAGCTGACGGCCTGGGTGAAGGCAGGCGACGACTTCGCCCAGACCTGGGACGTCATCGTCGAGCCCGACCGGCCCCAGGACACCGAACCCTTCTGATGGACCAGGACCAGCCAGCGGAGCGCCGACGCGCCGGCCGAGTCTTCGGCCTCATCGTGGCCTGCGCTACGTGCTCCGTGAGCTGGGACATGGACTTCGACCCGCCCGAGTGCGTGGACCCCGAGCACGAGCACACCATCAACTGGCAGGAGTGCCCTGAATGAACCCCCTTATCCTGGTGGCCGCCACTGC